GGGAGTTCTTGAACAACCTGTGCCTCGTATGACGAAGTTTGCTAATGTCACTATGACCATGCCCGCATTCTTGGTGATCCTATTTGCCACGATTCTATTCGTAGTTACTGCTCTGGGTGCTATCTTCATGAAGAGCCCTATGATGCTGGTTAGTGTTATAGTGATGTATGCCTTCGCTATATATACCACCTATGTAGTAAATTGCCTCACTGTTGGTAACTGCAACCTATTGGCATGGGTTCTGGGCGTCCTATATGCCGTCATGGTTGGACTTACCATCCTGGCATATATAGCTACCATATTCACGAAAGGATTTAGCGCTGCTGCCCTTTCTTACAAGCCTAAATCCGTTATGTAAACCAAAAACAAGAATATTATAAATATGAACTGTCTCCTTTTTTCATTATCATCTCAAATAGAGTGCTATAGAACAAAAATGAATACGATCTATGATATGATGTATGAGCTTCTTACGGATATACAGAGGAATCTCTATTCGCCTTTAGTAATTCTTACATACCTTAATTTTTGTGCTATTTTTCTTTTTAACAATCAAATTAGGATTATAATCTTCTTCGTCGTCTTCGTCTGCCGTGGATGAGCCCATCAATTTACGCTGATTTTCAAGTGCTTGCATATCCCATAGATCTTTTGTACACATCTTAAATTGAATACCTGGATCTGCCTTCCACCAAAATACTTGATCTTCTATCTTATTACTCTGTGTCTTATTGTCAATGACCATACATTCATAGTCTTCCGTACATTGATTTAAAACATCGTTGAATATTTCAAAACTTGGAAAGATACCAGCATACTGTTCATAAATTCTGTGTCGATTTGAAATGTTTGGCTCCCGAAGAATGAATACATAATCTACATTTGTACGAAGCACAGGAGGAATACCAAGGGGGAACTGCATAGTAATGCACATAAATACCTTCATATGCCTACCATTCATGAAAAGTTGACGAATATTCTTATCCGTTGGCCATGTTTTATCATAAAGGCAATCGTCCAGAATAAGAAAGGCACGAGGATCAATATCTGTATGACCATAACGCTCTTTTTCAGTCGTGTATTGATTTGCTATTTTTAGCTGACGATCTACAAATTTTTGAAGAATTTGCGGACTATATTCATCATAAATCAACATGCCCGGAATATAATTACTAAAATGTTTGTTCATCTGTTCTGTAGGACTAATGACCACACCTATTGGCATGTTCATATGAGCGGATAATACATGTGTTAATGCTACTGTTTTTCCGGAATTACGCTTTGCTAAAAATATGCAAACACTGTCGTCCTTTATGCTTCGTGGATCAAATTTTCTTAGTTCCAATTTCATCTAAATTCTTTGAATAATTACTTTTGCCTTATTCATTATATATATTTAATTTATATTTGTATAACGCAATCTCCTATTAGAATGGAGGCATCCCGACATGTATTGATTCATTGATTGAATGAAGCATTCCTTGTTCATAGTTTCCACCTTCTACAAATGCGAAATTATCATTTTTATCTGGATTCATATTCTCAAAAAGGTATGTAATTACGAAGCAAACAATAGCTACGAAGAACAGTAAACCTATACGAGATCCCCATGAAGATATTGGTTCATTATTTTTTTCCTTACGATTATCATCTATTCGCTGTAAAATAAGATACACAATTGCTGTTAACAAAATAGCAAGTATCATCCTTACAAAAAAAGGACCTATATTTTTTGATTAAAAGAACGCATCTGTCTTATGTCGGCGCTGTTTTGGTTTTTGTAATTGAGCATGCTTCTTAGGCATAATAATTTTTCTATTATTTTCTATTTTTTCCTCTACAACCTGCTGTACTGGTTCTACTGCAGGCTCTTGTACTGGCTCTTGTACTGGCTCTTGTACTGGCTCTTCAATAGGTTCTATTAAAGGCTCTTCTACAGGCTCTTGTACTGGCTCTACTACAGGTTCTTCTACTTGCTCTTGTACTGGCTCTACTACAGGTACTTCTACTTGCTCCTCTACAGGTTCTTCTACAGGTTCTTCTACTACTGGTTCTACTACTACTGGTTCTACTACTACTGGTTCTACTACTGGCTCGTCTTTTAGCTCTTCTGTTTGCTCTTCTGTTTCGGATTCTGTTTCTGGCTCTATGTCTGCCTCTGTTTCCTTCTCATCATCCGTAGAAGATCCAGATTCTTCGTCATCTTCGTCGTCTTCGTCGTCTTCGTCGTCTTCGTCATCGTCTTCGTCATCGTCTTCTTCTTTATAGGCGCCATCTGTTTCATATGAGTTATCTGTATTATATTCTTCCGTGTCCTCATCGTCCTCATCGTCCTCATCGTCATTACCATTCTCTTCTACTACATCTTGTTCCGATTGACGACTTGATGTAGATTCTTGTGTTTCAAGTGAAACCAAATTTCTTTGAGATACAGATCCTCCTTCTTGTTTATAAGAATCCGATATAATATGCGAGACCATATTCGTCATCGGTAAACAAGAGCGGATCACCATACTTATATTTTTTCCAATCAGTTCTTCCAAAACAACCAGATTTCTCTGTCTCTCTACATTCTTTAATTCGTGATACATCAGATACGGGCGCTTCCATAACGAACGAGCAATTGAAATATAACACCGATGAACAAAATTTTCCGCATTAGGGACTCGTAATTGAAGTTTATCTGTATTGCCAACGGTTGCTATATGTAGCCTTCCATAGGTCATAAAAACTGCCTTGAGTAAATCTGGAAAATAATTACATCGCGATTGTACTATAAAGTCTTTATAGTTCTCATGGATTTGACTAGCATTCCATTCAGGAATTGTAGTCAATTCATCCTGAAAACTTTGTAATACATTTTTGTTAGCCGTTCGCTGTATCACTTTTTCGTATATATTTCGAATCGTAATAACAAATGCTTCAATCGTAATATCTTTCAAATGGTCTACATATTCCCTTTTTTGATACATTAAAACTTGTATGTCGTCTTTTGACATGGCGGCATACATAATACAAAAATAACTTTCTTAAATCAATCACGAATGTTTCATAATTATACGGTTCCGATTGGATTGATGGGAAGAGCATACTCATTCTGTTTGAGAGAGTTCATAAGACTCGGGTCAAGACGATTGGGTTCCAGAACCTTTGCTGAAAGTTTGGTAACATCGCACACGTCAACAACCGCATGTTCAAACTGAATTGCTCTGGCATTGTTTGTAGATCGTGTAGAAAGATCATCCGATCCTATTCTCTTAATTTCCATATCAATACCGTCGGTAGACATACTAACCTTCGCTCCTTCCGATCCAGATCGTCGTGTAGCAGCCGTAAGTAAAGTACCGCGCGTATCATCAATTCTCATATTTCGCTCAGCCTCTTCGGTGGGACCGCGATATTCTGAAACAGCTCCTCCTGAACCATAATAGTTTGTCGATTCAGTACCTTCACGGAAAGTGGTCTTCATAACAATATCAGGATCATATATGACCGTTCGATATGTATGAGCTGCTACATTACGCAAGGTAAGTCCGGTATCCATATCTGAAGGCAATGTTTCGCGAATGGTTGAACGAGCCTGATCGTCCGTTTCCATCTGTCCAGCATTAATACCTTTCACGTTCAATACGGTACTGTCGTGAATAGCTGTTTCTTTTATCGTTGTACGCATAATATGGTCAACTGGATCATATACCGTCGGCTTTGAAGGAATCTGTACATGCATATTTCCGAACATTCGTTCAGCGTCGGTATAGAACTCTTTGTACGATGGTTTCAATACATCCAATATAGGAGCTGTAAGCGAATTTACAAGATATTTCAAGTTTGTAACTACCGTCTTTTGTTCTGTTTCCGCACGATTGGTAGGACGATCCACGAAGATTGACCTTTCCGTCGGTTTCGAAATTGCCCCTGTCGTTTTAATCCATTGATTTTCCGTTTGTTCGTAATATGTATCGGGCCGATTTTTCTCCATCGTACCCATAAGACCACGATCTGTAACAATTGACTTTTTAGGACCTTGGAATGGCAACTTATAGGAAAGTTTGGGGTTGTTTAGAGCTCGCAATTCGTCTACATTCCTGGGTTTGGCATATTCATTCGTATTTGCTTGTTGGAATCCGCCGGATGGAGCACTTGTATAACCTTGTGCTAAACCACGACCTACATTTATTTTAGGAATAGGGAAATCGTTGCTCCGTTTAATCGGTGTTTCAATATGATCTTTGAAATATTCATCGCGGTTTGGTGTACCATTTACAAAGGCGCCATATTCTGCAGGTTGGAAAAAAAGGCTTAGTTTCTGCCTTTGGTTTGAAAAATTCACTACGGCCGGTATGACGATCTAAGGTACTGGCAAAACTTTCTACATTCATGTTCTGTTTTACGCTGCCTTTGAAGAACGGTTGCATGTTCTTGTGTGT